GTTGCGGGCTCACTTGACACCAGCCTGACCCTGCCAGAGGGCTACACAGTGCCCACCTTTGCCGAGCAGGATGGCTATCTGGTCCTAACGTCCAGCAATGGCATGCTTGCCCCATTTAGCAACTTCTACAACTACTCATCATGGCCGGGTTGGTGGATAGGTGTGCCGATTACCGTCTCCGCAATCTGGGGCTGGCGTGAAACTCCGGCTGACGTCAAATCAGCGGTAATCGAGTGGGTGCTTAACTTGTGGCGTGAGACTGACCCTGCGTCAGTGAAACTGGTCGGGCTTGAAGGTCAGCCATTACGTGAAGCCATCCCACCACGTGTCAAAGCCGTCGCACGTAAGTGGCGAGCGAAAGTGGCAGGGCCAGCATTTACATGATTCGCTTCACTGCCAGCATTCAGGGCGTAGAAACCCTTGACCGCGCCTTCAATCGCGTCGATCAGGAAATCAGTGACTTTCGCAACTTCTGGCCGGGAGTGATTGCTACATTTTACGATATTGAGACGCAGCAGTTTCATACCGAAGGTGCAAGCGGGGCATCAGGCAAGTGGACGCCGCTGAGCCCGGCATACAAGCTATTCAAGGAGCGCGAGTTTCCCGGCAAGACCATATTGCGACGCGAGGATGCGCTATACGAATCAATGACCGGGCCTGACGCACTGGATTCCATTGTACGCCCTGAGCGCGATGAACTGGCAATCGGTTCCGCGCTTCCCTACGCCCCGGTTCACCAGAAGACACGCCCAATCATCTCGCTGAATGAGGAAAGCAAGCGGCGACTGGTCAAGAGCATTCAGCAACGGCTGGTTGAGTTTACTCGCGCTAGTGGGTTTGCGACGGAGGAGAAGGCGGCGTAATGGCATGGACACCTCGCTACTTCGCGGTACAGGAAGAGGGGATTATCGACAATGCCCTGTTCATCATCACGCGTGACTTCAAAGAGGCGCTGGATACGTTCTACACGATTGAGGCAGCACTCTCGCCTGATGACCCGCAGTACCTTGAAGACTTTCAGGAACGCTCACTAGGGCAGATTCAGAAGTTAGATTTTCCCACACTAGCCATCGGTCCGAACCGTAATGCTGCAACTGAGTCTGACGCTCGTGACCGTCTCAAACAGGCACTAAGGTTCGACATTTACGTTGGCGTAACCGCCGACTCAGCCGCAAACGTCACCACCAAGATTATGCGCTATATGGGCACCTTGGACGCCGTGTTACGCTCCGCGAAAAAAGCCGACTGGAAACGCAACATGTCTGCTATAATCTTCGGCATTGTTTTGGAGTTAGAGCACGTTTACGGTTCAATCAGGGAGCGGGAGTCTATTTACTACCGCGATGCTCTGATGCAAGTTACGCTGACGTTCAGCGAACAGTGAGCGTTGACAACTATCTAGCGGTCTAAGAAACGCAATTTGACGTTTACCTGGCTGCCCTTCTCTTAGCTGGGAAGTGGCGGCCTTTTGCTTTTTAGGGAGGTGATACCTTGGCAGGCACAGCCGACAATTTCAACACGTTAGACGTAGGTATTGGTCCAGGGAAGTTGTACATTGACCTTGGTGGTGGCTCAGGCGCGTGGGACGGCGCTGCCGACGTTCGTCTAATCCTGCACACGGACGGCTCACCAGATTCCACGCAGAACCCCAACGCCCGCCATGTCGGTTGGACCGATGCGGGCTGGACCTTCTCAGTCAAGCCTACCTTCACCAACTTCAATGCCGACGAATCCCCTGACCCAATCATCTCGCGCGTCACGGCGCAAGAGGCGTTAGTTTCAGGCTCGCTGCTTCAAGTCATGGACATGGATCTGGCAGAAGTGCTGAACCCCACATTAACCCGCAGCGACGTCATGGGCTCGCAAGGTGTCACTATTGGCAACGCTGAGCCACAGTACACGTCGATTGCTCTGATCTGGCCGTTTGAGGATGATCCCACACGCTTTGGCGTCGTGCATCTGTACAAGGCGTTCAACGATGCGGGACTGGCAGGCAATATTACCAGCAAGGACATCAGCAAGTCGCCGGTGGCCTTTCGTGGGCTGGCCGTGTCAACGCGCGCAGCGGCAGATAGGGTCGGGCGATTTTTTACTCAAAATGCCGGTGCTCAGTCATAGTTCTAGCGTGGCGGAATTATAGCGACCTTGGCATATACGTCTTACTGATGAATAGTGAACACCTGAAAGGATTGAGAGTTGCCGCTGGGAGTAGCGAGACTGATTAGCGATAATCCAACGAAGTTGTTCTGATCGATATTTGAATAGCTTGGGTTTCCTACCAAGTTCTAGACCTGTAGTGTTGGACGTGCCGTGCCGTACAGAATCTTCGTAGTTAGCCTTGGGAGTATCCCATCGAAGATTTGAGAGACGGTTGTTAGATCTTATGCCGTCGCTATGACAAGCTTCCATTCCTTCAGGACATGGGCCAATAAACGCCTCAAGTGTGAAGCGATGGACTGTTTTAGGTATGCCATCTAGGTTAACGTAGTGATAGCCGTTCTTTCCAATTGTTCCCTTCAGGACGCGTAGAGAGCGGGTATGTCCCTTATGGGAAGGACGACTGCTTCTGACGCGCCCTAAGTTGCTGACTTCGCAACCCTGAAAGCGTTGGATTGGACGCCACTCTTCGGATTCAAGTTCTTTGGTAGTAAAGTTAAGATTAGCCATTAACGCAATCTCCATAATAGGTTGCTTTAGTGGTTAGGGTCGTTTAGGTGTTCAAGGCACCTTAGCGATCTGTTTATTATAGCATTACTTTTTAACGCAGGAGCACAGTCGTAATGCCTAAACCAATGACAGCGGCTGAGTATGCCGCGCACGCTGAGGCAGTAAATTCTCAGCAGCCGACGGAAATTGTCACACTAAAGAGCGGTTCCGTGTTTGAGCTAAAGCGTCCCGATCTTCAACGATTGGTAGTGCTTGGACTTGTGCCTCAATCGTTGTTAAATGAGGGGTTAAAAGCCTGGCAGGAGAGCGGAATCAAAAAGAAGGGTAACAAAGCCAAAGTAGTCGTTGACTTTGGTACCGCCCAGCGCGCGCTAGTGATTGCGCGAGAGATTGTGGCAGATGCCTGTGTAATGCCACCGTTTAATGAGGTTACCGCCAAGTCGTTTCTCAAGCAGGACTTCAATGAGATCTATCGCTGGGCTATGGGCATTAAGGAGGGGCCAGCCACCGAAGGCTTGAAGTCCTTTCGTAAGGGACGCAAACGGCGAGCTGTTACTAATCGCCCTGACAGCAAGGAACTTCAGCCAGAAACCATCTCAGATGTTGCGAATTGACGATGAAGTTACGGCGCTGGACTTTGACCTAACCTGCACCGCGCGACTCAAGATTCATGATGAAGAGGTTGAAAACGCAAGGGTTGAGGCAATGGCGTTGGGCGCAATGGGTCAAGCGTTCGGACGTCCTCAGCCAGTACGGCAAACACCAACGCCTGAGCGCATGAAAGAAGGCAGTTTCTGAGTCGCAGGCTGACGATTGAAATGCGTGGCGAGTCGTCAGTGCTAATCTGCAATCATTGCCAGTTGCCGTTCCTGGAGATCGTTGACAGTGAACTACGGCTACAAAGCAAGCATGCTGGTAAGAAGCACGAAAACATTCTCACGGCTGAGCATCTCCAGCTAATCATGTTCGAGATGTATCGACAGTCGCACCCGACTGCAAGCGGCTGGCCCATTTAAGCGATGCCAAGCGCGTCCTGATTTGAAATTGAGGATGCTGTTACCTTGGCAGACGACCTTTCATTACTCTTTCGCATTCGCGGCGATGCTTCAGGCGTCAAAACAGCCACTGCAGAAACTCGCGCTGCCGTAGCGCAACTCAAGCAATCCCTTGGACCAGAACTCGCCCAGACTACCAGCCTGACTAACAAGGTCTTCAGCGACCTTAGCAACAACCTTAACGCCTTTGTGGGCCAGCGGCTGCCCTTAGTTGGCGGTGCGTTTGTTCGTGTGACAGGCAACCTAAAAGGCTTCACCGCCGAAGCTGATAGACAGGGAACTGCCATCAAGCGTGTAGCAGGCGAGATTGCCGGATTGTCCTCGACTACAGGTAAGTCGGTCCCTGCGCTGGCTCAGTTTCTAGGCGAATTCGTCAAGATTGAAGGACAGGCTAAACGCGATGCTGCCGCAATCAAGTTCTTTGGCGCTGAGGTGCTTGCTAATAACGCCAAGATTATTCCGTCTGTGGAGAAGACTGCGGAGGGTCTGGCGCAGGTTGCGGTTGCGTCTGAAGCAGCAGGTGCAGGCGTCGGCAGTATGGCTGGTCCAGTTGGCATTGCGGTCATTGCGCTAGCCGCATTAATTGCTGCATCCGCATTAGCTGCCAAGGAG